AGGCGACGGAGAAATATAAATCCAGCGGGATCACTGCTTCGGTCGAAGCGGGTTATAGCTTCAAACTGGGTGAGAACGAGCGCAACAGCTACTGGCTGCAACCGAAAGCGCAGGTGGTGTGGATGGATGTGCAGGCCGACAGTCACCGCGAAGCGAATGGTACCCGTGTGAAGGATGATACCGATGGCAACCTGATGACCCGTCTGGGTGTGAAGGCCTTTATCAACGGTCACAACGCCATCGACGACGGTAAATCTCGTGAGTTCCAGCCGTTTGTCGAAGCCAACTGGATCCACAACACGCAGACGACCAGCGTGAAGATGGATGATGTGAGCAACGACATGCGCGGCACGAAGAACATCGGCGAGCTGAAAGTCGGCGTAGAAGGGCAAATCACCCCGCGCCTCAACGTGTGGAGCAACGTGGCTCAACAGATCGGCGACAAAGGCTACAGCGATACCCGCGGTATGCTGGGCGTGAAATACAATTTCTGACGGGATTGTAAGTAACAGAAAAGCCGCTGATTAATAGGTCAGCGGCTTTATTTTTTGGGGAGGCGGTAGGTCGGATAAGCGTTAGCGCCATCCGGTAAATAAGCTGCGTACAGCGCTAGCTATTACTATTTTTGTTACAAGCAAGTTCTTTGCCCAAAGCAATCATGGCCAATTCAGAAGGACTGTATTTTGTTCGTTCTTTAGGATGGGTCTGGAGGTAATTACCAACAATATCAGCTTCCTGTCCAATGGTTATGCTTTCATTACAGATGATATTTTCTTTTGATAGTGTCCCCGCTACACCGGCAACAAAAGACATATACATCACTGCTGTCTGTTCATCCCGAACATTCAAATAATCAAAACCTTTCTCATACAACTGATAGCCGTGATAAAGCGAGTTGCCGTCGATATTCAATGTCGATTTTGCCAGTACAGGCGTTGAAAAAAAGAGCAATAACAAGACAGGAATGGCAATTTTACTGATCATACGAGCACCAGCCGCCCTTATGGTGTGAGCCAGTACCGCCGTGCGGGTGTTCTCCTTTCGGGCATGCGAAAACAGTAGATGATGCGGTGATAGTGACGAGAGCGATAACCATTGCCATGAATACGTTTTTCATATGTAACCCAATAATCTAATTTATTAGAAACGAGGCTGTCCCTTCCTGATTAAAGAAAAAGGATGCCTGTGTATTTTTAGCGGGATTATAATATGGTGTTTATTGTGCTGTCATGTTTATCGTTTGGCATAGGCCATCAGGATAGTATTTTTATTATGATTTTTAGTGTAGTGGTTGAATGATTTCTAATGCGTTTCTGATTCATGGATAATGAGTTGCTGCTTCAAATATCATAATTATTGATTATTGCCCGTAAGTTTATAATGCTTTTTTCATTTATTAGGCTCCATTAATTCATCAAAGAAATTATCGCCGTTAACAATATTATCAGAATGAATATCACATTGTGCGCATTGAATCTTGGCTTTCAGTAACTGAATTTTTATTTCTTCGACTTTTTCATCGTCGTCAATCGAAAAGATGGTGTATGGTTTTTCGTGGTGATTCATTTGTTTGGGTTCCCGTTACACTTTGGCTTCATTTTCCAGGAGAGTAGGCCGGATAAGCGCAAGCGCCATCCGGCACCAAGTGAACCTGTAAGTAACGCTTACAGGTTCAGCCGTACTTCACTGGAGAGTCGCCAGCGTGCTCTCAATTCTGTTCAGCTTCTGATTTGCCTCTTGCAGCTCATCCTGCAATCGTTGTTCCTGCTCGCCGTAGACCATCAGGACGATACAGCCGTTCATCACTTTTACGGTAATCTGTTGCCCGGTATCAAACCCTGCCGCACGGAGCCATTTGCCGGAAAGAATAATTTTGGGTGTAGATTTGTCGAAAACATTCGGGCGATATCCCACAATTACCGAACGCTCGGTTCCGGATTGGTCGCTGTCTGGGGTAGAATGCGAATCAGCCATAATCAACTCCTTGATAGTTGGTGAGGTTAGCTCTCGTCGGGTACTGCGAATACCGGGCGAGGGCGTTTAAAAGTCAGGTCGCCAGATGTAAAGGTACGTACCTGAATGGTGATATCTTGCGCTTGTAGGTACGTACATGTCAACGGCTAAACGCGACCCAAATCAGTCCAAATCCGGAAAGGCACCGACTTTTCAGATTCGTATCACGCCGGAGTTAAAGGCGCAGTTCGAGGCTGCTGCAAAAGCAGAAGGGATGAGTTTAGGGAATTGGCTCAAGACCTTGGGGAGAAGAGAACTGGCAAGATTGGGTATTGAGCCGCAGGATAAGTAAAGAATTGATTAATTTTCCTGTCTATTCGGAATATTTATGATTTCCATTTTTAAGGCATTCTCCCCAGAGAAAATCGCAGCTAAACCCTTCCTAATTTTTGACTGATCGTTTTCTATTGCTCCGTGGGCCACAGGAGAATAGATGGCTGTTTGTAATTGCACTCGCTCAAAGTCATAGCCAATATCTTTTGCGATTTCTGACAATAGGTCTAAGAAAAGATTATTACTTGTTTGGTTCCATATGGCACCTAAAATATTATCATTATCAGGGTAAGATGTATTCAAATGTGCAAAATATAACTTCCATGAGGATAATACATTACCTTCAGAAGCACTTCTTTTGGCTTTTCCTTTTTTAATTTTCCCGTAAAATGCTAAGTCGATCATGTTTAGTGCACGAACATGTTCACTTGACAGCCTGGCGCTCTGAGATCTGGTAGCCATAAGATGTTTGAATATGTCAATTTTTAATGATTTCTTCTGGGAATATCTTTCTATAAATTTTTGTGTCTGAATGGCTAATAATGGGCTAATTACAGTAGCAGCAATAGCCATAATTGTAAGAGCAGTGCTCATATTAGATCCTCGTTATGAAAACATTTGGGTGAGGATCATAAAGGAATTTGTGTGCTGAAAAGATATGGCAAATGACTGGGATAAGGTAAGAATTTTGGCGGAAGATCACAGGAGTTCGTATTGATTCATAAGCTGATGTTTTATATTGTTATTTTTTCTTGATTCTGATGTGATTATACACATTGCTATACACATGTGCTGTGGCACAGTGTATAGCAATGTAACTCCGGCTCAATCCAACTTGGTCACTACTTCATTCATTGCATAGTGCACAAATTGCTTTCCTAGTTCGGTCAGTACATAAGATTTTGTGTTCTCGAAAGCAGACTCAAGCGTTGATGTGCCTCGCTTGGCTTGCGGAGCATGCCTTTGTTTTAAGAACTGACCATCTTCTGTGGTATTACGTGCTTGCCTAATCACTCCACCTGTTGACAGATCTCTAATTAACATTTTGTAGAGATCAGCCTCAGCCGAATCTTCGCGCGGAATTATTTCATGCAATTCCATCCATATTTCATAACGGGTTACGCCAGGATTTTGATAAATAATCCTGATAACCTGAAAATGAACTTCGTGATAAATGTTAAGCCAATCTATAAATAAACGAATAATATCATCAGAACATATTTTAGAACTGACAGCATTAGTTATCATATTAGATACTAGTTGTCTTTTTTCTTGTGTATCAGCATCATTCCATACTCGGAAACTTTTGCGAACTAAATCTAGATACTCCTCAGACTCAAGTCTTTCGTTGATATCCTCGCCTAGTTGTTCAAATCTCTTTGCTATAACATTTAAAGTTGAATTTAAATTTTCTAGTTTTTTATGATGTTCTTCAAGCCACTTTGTTTGTAATGAGTTTAATTTTATATTGCCTTCTTCGCTTTTAAAATTTGCAATAGCACCTAAAAAACCTCCAATCCAAGGTATGCTCCCTAATGCTGCAAGAGCGAACTGTTCTGCTAATCTTTTCTTATTAGAAGGGTTTAAACTATCTATTTCATTTCTAAAATCAATAATATCAAAATTATCATCATCCATTTAAATGATTCCTTTTATGTCGCATGAGAATACTTAAAATATATGCTTGTTTAACATAAGGATGAATCGATTATTGAGATTTCTATCAAGGATTAACATTTTAGTTACTATGGGCACGCAGTGCTTTCCATTCAAGCACTAGTTTCGACTATGGTTACAAAAAGTTTTTTTGCATTTAACTGTTCACACTGTTCACCTTGGTTATTTATCATTTTATATCATGTGGTTAGGTGGTGATGAGTTGGTGAAGAGTGAACAGTCGACTCTTCACCTTTGTGATTTTTGCTCATTCTGGATCTGTCCGGTCGGGCGATGCGCGGGGTGATAAAAAGTTTTTTCAGGTTTTACTGTTCACACTGTTCACCTCTGGTTTTTTATCAATGATTTCATAGTGATACAGGGTGGGTATACGGTGAGGGGTGAACAGTGGATTGTTCACCTTGTGGCAATGGCCAGAAAGGAAAAGACCGGCTGTTGCCGGTCTGAGTGAGGTTATGTTGCTGCGGGTTCGTCGCACTTCGGCAGCCAGTCGCCGTAGCTTTCCTCTTTCAGCGACAGATTGGTTTGTATCCCCTGCTTGGTGTGCCGCTTCTCATAATTCAGGCCGAACTCTTTCAGCATCATGGGCAGCCCCAGCCCGAACATTTTCAGGCTGAGCACGTTCCTGTATCCGTTAGCCTCCATATAGGCCAGATACGCGTGATAAAGATATTTACGGTAATTACGCGGGATAATACTGGCATTACCCATAAACATCCCGTTGGTCTGCGGGAGCATTTCCAGATAGCCGCAAAAATCAAACGTCGGGTCAGCATCGCGCTTGATGCTGAGTGCCTCGTCGGAGTTCTGCTGCGACTGGAGCAGTGCGCGGGCGGTCATCGGGTCGCTGAATTTCTGCATAAGCTGGCGCACAATGACGGCCAGCTCGCGTGCAATTTTATCCCTGAGCTGCGGGTCGCGTTCTTCCGGCGCAATCTGCTCCGGGAAGTGAATAATCACCCGGCGACGTGACACCCCGCCGCTGCGGTCGGTGAAGCGCATGGGATTATTGTTCACGGCCAGAATCACTGCCGGAATATGTGTTGAGTACGGGTTCTGGTATTTCGGGTCAACTGAGACCGCATCGCCGCCGGTGATGGCCTTAAGCCCTGCGCCGTCGCCGCTCCATTTTTCCTGGTCTGGCAGACGGATTAGCGAGAAGCCAATCAGGGATGCACGTTTGCGCGGGTCTTCCAGTGTGTCGATATCGGCTGACGTGGCATTATCTTCCCCGGCAAGCAGGGTCGCGATTTCAGCCAGAATACTTTTGCCACTCCCGCCGGGACCGGTGACTTCGAGAAAGAGCTGCCAGTCGTAACGGTTCGCCAGCACCATAAACAGCGCAGCCAGAATCACGTCGCGTTTTTGTGGACTTTTACCGGCCGCACGGTCGAGCCAGCGCCAGAAGTTCGGCGCGTGCGTCTCCAGCGTTTCCCCTTCCACCGGCGGGGTAAAATCCACGTCGCACAGCGTGCGCAGCCAGTGCGATTTGTGGTGCGGGCTGAATACGCCGCTCTGGGTATCGAGTACCCCGTTGCGAAAACCAATCAGACGGCGCGCCGGTGTATCCTGCTGCGGAATAATCAGTTTCAGGGTCTCCACCACCGAGGCAATTTTCCCGGATGAGAACGGGGCGCGTAAGCGCTGGAATAAATCAGCCACATTCCGTGAAAAAGTGGCGGCAGGGATATTTTTCCAGATGCCGTTTTCATAGCGGGACAGGAGCTGGCCGTTCGCATCCACCGCCAGCGCTTCGCCGTAATGCTCATGCACCCGCAAAGCCTTGTCGCTGGCGCTCATGGCGGTAAATTCCGCCTCACTCATGGTATCAAACGGACTTTGTGCCGGAGGCCGGATAGCGTCATAAATGGCTTTGCGCGTGGCTTCCTCGCCGTACTGTATAAACGCATCATTCCAGTCACCGAACACCGGCGGCAGGGCAACAATGCCCTCACAGGCATCTGCGGCCGCAGCGGCTTTACTCTGGCCGTCGCCGTTAAGGTCACGGTCGGCGGCGAGGACAATCTGACAGGCCGGGTGTTTATGACGGGCAAGGCTCGCCAGAGAAAGGAGGTTCACCGACGACAGTGCCACCATGACGGTTTCGCCGGTCAGGTGATGTACGGTGAGCGCGGTCGCATAGCCCTCCGCTATCCACAGGCGTTTTCCGGCCTGTTTTTTCCCTTCGATGACATGACATGCCCCTTTAACCTGGCCGCCTTTCAGAGTGCGTTTGAGACCGTCAGCATTGATAAGCTGAAGGTTAACCAGTGCGCCGGTATCGTCATACAGCGGGACAACCACATCACCGGCGCGGAACGTCACGCCGCCGGTTTTATGCATGACGGTGAGCGTCAGACATTCCAGAGCGGGGAAACCCTTGCGGGTGAGGTAGGCGTTGCCGGTGGCCGGTCGGGTTTTCTCCATGAGCCTGACGGCCAGCGCGGTCGCCGCTTTGCGGTCGGCCTCCGTTTCAGCCTCTGCGGCCGCAATCACTTCCGGGGCAACCGGCGGCAGGTTGCCGGTCACGGCGTTTATCTTTCCGGCAGCTTCTGACGGGGTCACGCCAAATACTTTCTCTACCAGCTTAAGCCCGTCACCTGCACCGCACTGATTGCAGAACCACGTCCCGCGCCCCTCTTTATCGTCAAAGCGGAAACGGTCAGAGCCGCCGCATACCGGGCAGGACTGATGGCGGTTTTTAATCACCCTCACACCCAGTGCCGGGAGAATGTTCGACCAGTGGCCGCACGCCTGTTTTACGGTTTCTGTTACGTTCATTTTCATGGTTATTTTCTCCCTCAGTGCAGTACCGGCGACGTGATATGACGGGCGCAAAGCTCATCCATCACGGCCAGCCCGAGAAAGGACAGCGACGGGGCGGCTTTCAGTGGTC